GCTTTGCGCCCGTGCCATCATCCCCGCCCTTGCCCCGTGTGGGTGGGCTGGGGTATCAAGTCGAAAATACACCAAAAGGGTGAGGACATCAGATGCGTCGTGTCGTTGTAACTGGGTTGGGGTTGGTCACGCCGCTGGCTGACGGGGTTGAAAAAACATGGGAACGCCTGCTGGCCGGTGCGTCTGGCGCGGGCAAGATCACCGGCTTTGATCCCAGCCGTTTGACAACGCAATATGCTTGCGAGGTTCCCTTGGGTGATGGCAGTGACGGCACGTTCAACGCCGATGCCTATATGGAACCCAAAGAACAGCGCAAGGTCGATACCTTTATCCTGTTCGGCATGGCCGCCGCCCAGCAGGCGATCGAGGATGCGGGCTGGCAGCCCACAGACCCTGCCGATCTTGAACGCACGGGCGTGATGATCGGGTCGGGGATTGGTGGTCTCAATTCCATCGCCAATACCGCCGTGATGATGGCCGAAAAAGGGCCGCGCCGCGTGTCGCCTTTCTTTGTGCCCGGCGCGTTGATCAACCTGATTTCTGGGCAGGTGTCGATCCGCTACGGGTTTCGCGGGCCGAACCATGCGCCTGTCACCGCCTGTTCCACCGGCGCGCATGCGATTGGCGACGCATCCCGCCTGATCATGTTCGGCGATGCCGATGTGATGATCGCAGGCGGCGCAGAGGCCGCGATTTGCGAGCTTGGCATTGCCGGTTTCAACGCCTGCAAGGCTTTGTCCACCGCCCATAACGATGATCCGACCAAAGCCAGCCGCCCCTGGGACCGTGACCGTGACGGGTTTGTCATGGGCGAGGGGGCAGGGATCGTCGTGCTGGAAGAATATGAACATGCCAAGGCGCGCGGTGCGAAAATCTATGCCGAGGTGTTGGGGTACGGTCTGTCCGGTGACGCCCATCACATCACTGCCCCGCCGCCCGACCATGAAGGTGCCGAACGCGCGATGCGCGCTGCCTGCCGCAATGCCGGCATCGACCCCGCGCAGATTGATTACGTCAACGCGCATGGCACATCGACCATGGCCGATACGATCGAACTGGGCGCGGTGGAACGGCTTGTCGGGCAGCAGGCCGCGGCGAAACTGACCATGTCCTCGACCAAATCGGCGACCGGCCACCTGCTGGGGGCTGCTGGCGCGATTGAAGCGGTGTTTTCCATCCTTGCGATCCGCGATCAGGTGGCTCCGCCGACGATCAATCTGGACAATCCCGATGTCGAAACCACCGTGGACCTGTGTGCCAATACCAAACGCGCACGCCGGATCGACATTGCCCTGTCGAATTCCTTTGGCTTCGGGGGCACCAATGCCAGCGTGATTTTCGGGAAAATCGCTTGATGTGGCGACATATCGCAGCGAATTTCCTGACCTTTTTCACGGTTGCGCTGTTCTTGCTGGCCGGGGCTGTTGGCTGGGGGACGAAACAATACCGCGACCCCGGCCCCTTGGCCCAAGCGATCTGTTTTCAGGTGCCCAGCGGCGCGTCGATGTCACGGGTCACGGATGCGTTGGTGGCGCAGGGGGCTGTCAGCAACGGCACGATCCTGCGCATCGGTGCCGATTACAGCGAGACATCGGGCCTGTTGAAAGCGGGCAGTTTCCTTGTGCCGGAAGCGGCGTCGATGGAACAGATCATGGATATCATCACGCGCGGCGGTGCCAATAGCTGCGGCACCGAGGTGATTTACCGCATCGGTGTCAACCAGCTGCAAGGCGTGGTGCGCGAACTGGACCCCGCGACCAACCGTTTCGTGGAGCGTGCCAGCTTTGACCCGCTGTCCCAAGACGACCCCGCGATCTATACTGAGGTTCGCGCGCAAGCCGATACCCGTTTTCGCGTCGTGCTGGCCGAAGGTGTCACCAGCTGGCAGGTGCTGAACGCGTTGCGCGGCATCAGCACGCTGGATGCCGATGTCACCGAAACCCCGCCCGAAGGATCGCTGGCCCCTGCCAGCTATGAATTCACCCCAGGCGCGCCCGTGTCCGCGATCCTTGCGCAGATGACGGCGCGGCAGAACGATACCATCGCCACGGCCTGGGCCAACCGGCAGGACGGCCTGCCGCTGGACAGCCCTGCCGAAATGCTGGTCCTTGCCAGCATCATCGAAAAGGAAACCAGTGAGATCGACGAACGCCGGCAGGTCGCCAGCGTCTTCGTCAACCGCCTGCGGCAGGGGATGCGTTTGCAGACCGACCCCACCGTGATCTATGGCGTGACGCGTGGCCAGGGCGTGCTGGGCCGCGGCATCCGGCAAAGCGAATTGCGCGACGACAATCCGTGGAACACCTATGTGATCGACGGTTTGCCGCCGACGCCAATTGCCAATCCAGGTCAGGCCAGTATCGCCGCAGCGGTCAATCCCGATGAAACCGATTATATCTTTTTCGTCGCTAATGGCACCGGCGGGCATACGTTCACCACCAATCTGGCCGACCATAACCGCGCGGTGGCCATTTGGCGCCGGATCGAGGCCGAGCGCGAATCAAACCAGTAATCCGTTGAAAAGATAAAGAAACTGACAAAGGGTCGCCCGCTGCTCGGGCGGCCCTTTGTTGCGTTTTGTGCCGGTTTGCGATAGGATCGGCCCGCTAGATGGCGTGACGGGATCGTCGCCCACTCGACCTGCGGAAGGCTCCTAACAGGTCACAACACCATGACTGCACGACACGACCACGATTCCACCGCGCGTGCCAAGGCCCAGGCTCAGGCCAAGGCTCAGGCTCAGGCGCGGGTGGCGGAAATCACAACCCTGTTCGCGCGAATCCGCGCCTTGCTGGACCACAGCCTGCGGATCACCGACGATCTGACCGAAGATACCCCCCGCACGATTATCACCCGTATGGATCAATTGATCGCGGCGCATCTCAAGGTGCTGACCGCAGAGGAGGCTTTCAATGCTGCCCAAACCGCAAACCCCGCTGACAGCGCCGACCTTGACAGCATCCGCGACGAGCTTGGGCGCAGATTTGATCGCCTCCGCGCCAGTCTCGGTGCAACATGCGTTCCTGACCAGCCTGAGTGACGCCGAATTGCAGGCGCTGCCCTATCTGTTTGCCTTCTGGGCGATGCCGCATCAATTGCCGCCGCAGGGCGATTGGCGGACCTGGGTCATCTTGGGTGGACGGGGGGCCGGCAAGACGCGCGCGGGCGCCGAATGGGTGCGCCGCATGGTGGCCAGTGGTGCGCGCCGGATCGCGGTGGTCGGTGAAACCTATCACCAGGCGCGCGAGGTGATGGTGTTCGGTGACAGCGGGATCATGGCGGTCTGCCCGCCCGACGCGCGCCCCAAATGGATCGCTACCCGCCAGATGCTGGTCTGGCCCAATGGCGCGCAGGCCACGCTGTTTTCCGCGCAAGACCCAGAGGCGCTGCGCGGCCCCCAGTTCGATGCCGCGTGGGTGGACGAGCTGGCCAAATGGCGCAAGGCTGCGGCCACATGGGACATGCTGCAATTCGGGTTGCGGCTGGGGGATGCACCGCGTGTCTGCGTCACGACAACGCCGCGCAGGCAGGCATTGCTGCGCAAACTGCTGGACCGGCCCAGCACGGTTGTCACCCATGCCCCCACCAGCGCCAATCTCGCCAATCTCGCCGACAGCTTTCTGGCGGAAATGACGGCGGAATATGCTGGTACGGCATTGGGGCGGCAGGAACTCGAAGGCGTGATGCTGGATGATGTGGATGGCGCCTTATGGCAGATGGGCGCGCTGGCCGCCTGTCAGGTGGACAGAGCACCGCCGCTGACGCGGATTGTCGTCGCGATCGACCCGCCCACCACGGCCCATGCCGGATCGGATGCCTGCGGGATCATCGTCGCAGGCGTGGCGATGGCAGGGCCGGTGCAGGACTGGCGCGCCTATGTGCTCGAAGACGCGAGCCTGCAAGGCGCCAGCCCCGATACCTGGGCGCGCGCTGCCATTGGTGCCATGGCGCGCCACAATGCCGACCGGCTGGTGGCCGAGGTGAACCAGGGCGGTGACATGGTCGCTGCCGTGATCCGCCAGATCGACCCGCTGGTGCCGTTGCGCGCGGTCCATGCCAGCCGTGGCAAGATCGCGCGCGCCGAACCTGTCGCCGCCCTTTATGAACAGGGCCGCGTGCGGCACCTGCGCGGGCTTGGCGATCTGGAGGACCAGATGTGCCAGATGACCGGCGCGGGCTATCAGGGTCGCGGATCGCCCGACCGTGTCGATGCTTTGGTCTGGGCGATCCACGACCTGATGATCGGCCCGGCCCAAAGCTGGCGCCACCCCCAGATCAGGGGGTTGTAGCCGTCGCAGCCCTGCGGGCTGCTCGGGCGCGCCGCGCGGGAGTATTTTTGGAAATAAGAAGCCGGGGCATCAACAGCGGGCCCCGGCTTTTTCTTTCGACTTCTCTTTTCCTTAAATACTCCCGCGCGGAGCGCTCCTGCCGGTGCAGCCCGGGCAGGTGTTGCGTGCGGGCGCGCACGGTGCCGTAACCGCATCCTCAGCCCTGTGCGCTAAAGTCCTTTCAACGCCGCAATGATCGTTTCGAGGAGAAGCCATGTTTGATTTCCTGAACCGCAAACCGCCCGCTGCACCGCAGGTCAAGACCTCGGCCACGGGCCGTGTCGTCGCGCTGCAGGGGGCGGGGCGGGTGGCCTGGTCGCCGCGCGATGTCGTGTCGTTGACCCGGACAGGGTTTCTGGGCAATCCGGTCGGCTTTCGTGCGGTGCGCCTGATTGCCGAGGCGGCCGCAGCGATCCCGCTGGTGGTGCAGGATGACGACCACCGCTATGACCGCCATCCGGTGCAGGCGCTACTGGCGCGTCCCAATGGCGCACAGGGCCGTGCAGAATTGCTCGAAGCCTTGTTCGGGCAGTTGCTGCTGACCGGCAACGGCTATCTTGAGGCGGTTGCGGTGGATCGCCTGCCGGCCGAGATCCATGTTCTGCGCTCTGACCGGATGGCCGTGATCCCGGGGCCGGATGGCTGGCCCAAGGGGTATGAATATAGTGTCGATGGCCGCAAGCACCGCTTTGCCGTCACCGAGGATCACAGCCTGATCTGCCATGTCAAATCCTTTCATCCGCAGGATGATCATTACGGGTTTTCGCCTTTGCAGGCCTGTGCCGCGGCCATCGACGTGTATAATGCCGCTTCGCGCTGGTCCAAGGCCTTGCTTGACAATGCGGCACGGCCTTCGGGCGCGATTGTCTATCGTGGTGCGGATGGTCAATCTGCGCTGACCAGTGATCAATACGACCGGCTGGTCAGTGAAATGGAAAGCCAGCATCAGGGCGCGCGCAACGCAGGCCGGCCGATGCTGCTGGAAGGGGGGCTGGACTGGAAACCGATGGGGTTTTCGCCCTCTGACATGGAATTTCAGAAAACCAAGGAGGCCGCCGCGCGCGAGATTGCCATCGCCTTTGGTGTGCCGCCGATGCTGCTGGGGATTCCCGGTGACGCGACCTATGCCAATTACCAAGAGGCCAACCGCGCCTTCTACCGCCTGACGGTGCTGCCTTTGGCGACCCGCGTGGCATCGGTGATCGCGGACTGGCTGTCGGATTTTTCGGGCCAGCGGATCGAGATACGCCCCGATAGCGACCAGATCGCCGCGCTGTCGCATGAACGTGACAGCCTGTGGGCGCGGGTGGGGGCGGCTGCGTTTCTGAGTGATGCCGAAAAGCGCCGCCTGTTGGGCCTGCCTGCGCAGGAGGTCGGCCAGCATGGATGACAAGGTGATCGCCCTGCGCGGCCAGCGCCGCCCGCCGCCGCCTGCATCGGATTTCTGGTTCGCGCAGGTCGATCTGCGCCTTGGCCGGATCGAAAGCATCATCGCACGGCTGGCATGGCAGGTCTGGATCGTGGTCTGCGGCTGCGCCGGTCTGCTGGTTATCGAGATCGTCAAGGCAATCACTGGAGCCATATCATGAGTTTGGAACATAAATTCTGCACCGGCCCGCAGGCCGTGACCGTTACCGACGGGCAGGTGATCAGCGGCTATGCATCCTTGTTCGGCGCAACCGATCAGGGGGGCGATATCGTCGAGGCCGGTGCCTATCGCATCAGCCTGTCCAAGGGCCGCCGTATCAAGATGCTCTGGCAGCATGATCCGGCCCAGCCCATCGGCGTCTGGGACGAGGTGGTCGAGGATGCCAAGGGCCTCTGGGTCCGGGGGCGTCTGTTGACCGACATCGCCCGCGCCCGCGAGGCCGCAAGCCTGATCGCGGCGGGCGCCATCGACGGGCTGTCGATCGGCTATCGCACGCTGCGCGCGCATAAAGACGCCAGCGGCGCGCGCCGCCTGTCGGAACTGGACCTGTGGGAAGTGTCCTTGGTCACCTTTCCGATGCTGCCCGAGGCCCGTGTCACTGCCAAGGCGCAGGCCCGCGACACCGATGATCTGGACCGTCTTGTGCGTGCTTTTGCGCAGGCGCGCCACCTGCTGCCCCCGCTTTAACCCCGACCGCCAAAGGAAAACCCCATGACCACACCCGTGCCCAAGGCCCGGATCGCAGAAGATCTGTCCGCGCCTGACCTGACCGAAGCCATCGCCGGATTTCTGGCGGATTTCACCAACTTTACCGACGGCCTGCAGGCCAAACTTCAAAAACAGGATGACCGCATGAACAAGCTGGATCGCAAGACGATGATGACCGCCCGCAGCGCGTTGACGACAGGGGCTGTGCCGGATGCACCGCATCAAAAGGCCTTTGCCGCCTATCTGCGCTCGGGCGATGATGACGCGCTGCGCGGGCTGGATCTGGACGGCAAGGCGCTGTCATCGGTGATGGCCGCCGATGGTGGCTATCTGGTGGACCCCCAGACCGCCGAGACGATCAAAAGCACCCTGTCCTCGACCGCATCCTTGCGGGCTGTGGCCAGCGTTGTGACGGTGGATGCCACATCTTACGATGTGCTGGTCGATCACACCGAAATGGGCGCTGGCTGGGCGACCGAGACGGGCAGCATGGCGGAAACCGCCACACCGCAGATCGACCGGATCAGCATTGCGCTGCATGAACTTTCGGCGCTGCCCAAGGCGTCGCAGCGGCTGCTGGATGACAGTGCCTTTGACATCGAAGGCTGGTTGGCAGGCCGGATCGCGGATAAATTCGCGCGCTCGGAAGCGGCGGCATTTATCAACGGCGACGGGATCGACAAGCCCAAGGGGATGCTGACCTATCCACAGGTCGAAAACGAGATCTGGGAATGGGGCAATATCGGTTTCGTGGCCACGGGTGTTTCCGGTGGCATCCAGTCGGGTGATCCGATTGTGGACCTCGTCTATGCCTTGGGGGCGGTGTACCGCGCCAATGCCAGCTTTGTGATGAATTCCAAGACCGCTGGCACGATCCGCAAGCTCAAGGACAACGACGGCCGCTTCTTGTGGTCCGACGGTCTGGCCGCGGGCGAGCCTGCGCGGCTGATGGGTTATCCGGTGCTGGTGGCCGAAGACATGCCCGATATCGCGGCAGGCTCTGCCGCCATCGCGTTCGGTGATTTCGGGGCCGGTTATACCGTGGCCGAACGCCCCGATCTGCGCGTGTTGCGCGATCCGTTCTCGGCCAAGCCGCATGTGCTGTTTTATGCCACCAAGCGCGTGGGCGGTGCGGTCAGCGATTTCGCCGCGATCAAGCTGCTGAAATTCGCGGTCAGCTGATCCTGACCCGATAGGGCGCGCGCAGCACTGCGCGTTGCCCGGCCCCCGGATACAGGCCCAAGCGGCCATGTCTAGCAGCCCCCCCTTCCGTCCGAGCATGGCCGGGTGGGTCTGTGTCCGGGATAGCTGTGCCATATGAACTCGGAGCAAATCCATGATGTTAGTCGAAGAAAATCCGGTACCCGACGCGGTTTTGCCGGTGGCGCAGCTGAAAGAATATCTGCGCCTTGCCACGGGTTTTGTCGATGATGCCGATCAGGACGGGCTGTTGTTGCGGCATCTGCGCGCCGCCATGGCCGCGATCGAGGCACGCACTGGCAAAATCCTGATTGACCGCGATTTCACCTGGACCCTGCGTGCCTGGCGCGATCCGGTGCGTCAGCTGCTGCCGATCGCGCCGGTCAATGCCATCGTGCATGTCACGCAGCTGGCCCATGACGGGGCCGCAACCCTCACCGACCCCGCCACATGGTATCTGGTGGCTGATGCGACGCGCCCCGCGCTGGTGGCCAAGGGTGGGGTGTTGCCGCCGGTGCCGCCGCATGGGTCGGTGCGGATCGGGCTGATGGCGGGGTTCGGGCCGGACTGGTCGGACCTGCCTGCCGATCTGGCACAGGCCAGCCTGATGCTGGCCGCCCATCATTACGACAGCCGCCATGATATGGCCATCGCCGCCCTGCC